ATACCTATTAACGGCCTCCAGCTTCGTTGCATAAATCCACTTAATCCACCAGCAGTTGATTGAGCATCTGCTAAATTAATTGACATTTGTTTTTCTTTTAACTTTGCATCAATCTCTTTCATTTGTAATTTTAGCTTTTCTTTTTCTTCTCCTGAGAAATGAAGATCGTCTATTACATTACCAACTGTTTTAATTGTATCACCACCAAATATTTTACCTAGTACCATTTTACCTCCACGATTTAATTGCCCAATATGCTGGACTTAAATTTTTTTGACCTTTAACTTTTTTTAATACTCCACCCATACGAGCCATAAAACTTCTTTTTCTTGCTGGAATATTTTTTTTAATTCGCATAGTTTTATCACCAAAATTTACTTTTTTAATGTTACCTGTTGATCTATCTCTTACAAAAACTTTAAATTTTTTAACATCTCCTCGTTGAATTTTATTTAATTTAACTGTTCTGCCTTGATATTTAGCCATTATTTATCTCCATTAAATGCTCTGCGAAAAGCAGCAAACAAACCATAAGGATCATTAACAGGATAGCCTAATTCATTTAATTTTTTCTTTGTAATTTCTTTTTTCTTTTTTTTAAGCATCTTCTTTCTTCTTTTTTTTCTATCTGGATTTTTTGCATAAAGTGGATTCATCATTCCCATTATAATTTCCCTTGTTCTTTCATGATGTCTGATATTCTTTGCATTTTTGCTCGTAAATCTTCATCTTTATATTTTTTTCTGTTATCATTTATTTCTTGTATTTCCTCTGGTGTAGTAATCCTTTTTCTATGTTTTCTCAAATCAACTTTTTCATCTTCTCGCTTAATCTCATTGCCCTTGCTGGTGTGTGTTGTTTCGCCCATAAACTATCTTCCATTTCAAATCCAGCAGTAGTATATTCCTTATTTCGCAATGCTTCAAACATCTTCTTAAATTTAGCGGTTTTCGGCTTTCCTAATTGAAAGCACATATGAATAATTATCTCTTTTGCTTCATCAACAATATCTAAATCTTTACATAAATCCATTGCATCTTGATAAGCAATTTGAAAGTCATAATCAAAAACTTTTTGTAGTTCTTCTTGGTCATATCTTACACCATCTTTAAAATTATCTTTTGGTGTAACTAAATGCCCATAGCCAATCGTGGCAAATCCAAGATGGTCTTTATAGACAGTATTACGATAACCTTCCTCTTTTTGTATTTCTGCTTTTATATTTTCTAAATTCATATCGTGCCTCCATAACTTTCATTTTCATCTAAATCTTTAACTTTAACATCTTCACCTTCCCAAGAAACAATTTTTTCAGTTCTTGTATATTCAGCTTCAATACACTTTTCTAAATAAACCGCCATATCTAAACATTCTTCTTGTGCTTCTTTTAACCATTGTATTTGAGTTTTTTTAGTTTCTTCCATAGTATTACCAAACTTAATCATTCCTTGATTTGCTCGTAAAGCCATTTTATCCATTACTCTTTTAACAAGTTTATCTGGTGTTTTCATACTTCTCCTTTAGTTCTATCATACTGACAAAATTATGACCTTGTATATGTCCATCAGCTAATAATAATTGACTAACTCCATAACTCCATCCATTAGCATTATTTATAGCATAATTTTCAATATGACCAAAGTTCATTGCTGTTCCAACATTCACAATTTTAACATAATTACCTCTACCTAATTTACTTGCTCTCCAAGATCGTTCCCTATGACTATGACCAAATACTATGTCATGTGTAGCAGAATTAGATATTTGACTTGCCTCTGCTAATTTACCCCCTATTTCTCTACCCATTTCATTTAATGGAACATGAACAAAAGCTACTCCTTTAATAAAAAAAAAGTCGCCATATTTAGAAATACCCCAACCTCTTATTCTCCAAAGGTTTTCATATTGCTGTGAAAATGCACCAACAACCTCTTTGTGTTCGTTTTCATACCGATATAATCGTAGTTCGTGATTACCTAAACAGTAATGCTTATAACATTCATGATTACCCATACCTTCATGTAATAATATTAATGCTTGTTTTGTTACATCTATATCTGCTGATATAGGCGGTTTTGCTCTACCCTTAACAGTATGGTTTTTATCAAAAGTATTAACTGAATCAAAACTACAAAAATCACCAATACAAACTACATAATCTGGTTTATATTCATTTATTTGTTTTCCTATCCAATAAAATCTATCTAAATTTTCATCTGGGGAAACATGAGCATCTGGTATAACAAATACTTTTGTTGGCTGTGAGAAGCTAGTTGTTTGTGCGGCTATTCTTACAATAGGTTTTTTATATTCTTCTATAATTACTTGTGGTTTTGTATCTTTGTACCTGTGCCATTCAATAGTCCAATGAGAACTACCTAATGCTAACTTTTCTATTTTATCTATTTTTCTTTGTAGTGTTGTTCTTGGAATATTTAAAACATCTTCAACTATTTTTTTTGCACCTGTAGGATTATTTAAACCACCTTTGCCAATAGGCGGATAACCTTTATCTAAAGCTTCATGTAGCTTTTCTTGGATAAGTTTTAGCTCGTCCCATTCCTTATCTTCCATAGAAAAGTATTATACTAATTTTTATAATTTTGCAAAAAATGGCTATTTTAGTAATTTAATAAAAGTATAAATTCCAGCTAAAATTGTTCCAATAAATAAAGCAACTTTTAATCCGCCCATTCCTTTATTAGATATAGAATTAAGATCACGAATTTGTTTTTGCATAATATTTATATCTTCACGAATATATTTAACATCTGTTTTTAACTCAGCAATAATAACTCTTTCTTTTTCCCAATCAGACATCTTGCATACTTTCTATTTGAAAAATTTCTGGGTATTCTTGTAGTAGAAAATAAACTGTTTTACTAATCTTTTTTGTATAATTTTTATCTATTGCAAAGGTATGTAAGCTATTAATTAATTCATCTAAATTTAATTCCTGTAATAGTGTTTGTTTATTTCTTAGTTGTCTATATTCTTTAAAATCTGTACCTTTATTAAGTAAGGTAATATAATCAGCAACACTTTCACATTTTCTTTCATATTTTTTTATCATTACATTGCTATTTAATGCTTTTATATGAGGCTGTGTTTTGTCAGTTTCTATCATTCCATAAAAATTATTAGCCTCTAAAGCAAATCTTGATAAACCCCAATTAGATTCAAGTATAGCTTGTGCAACAGAAACAACCACTATTACTCTTAATTGTGGTGGAATTTTAGAATTAAATTCAATCGTACATTCTGTAATACCATAAACAAATTCATCTTTATTTTTATAACTAAAGTCCCATTCATAATTAAAAGGACTACACAATAGAACTAAAGTTGCACAAATTGTTTTAATCATGTTTTGCCTTGCCTGTTATATTTTTTCCATGATTTTAATTTATGTTTATTCTTTGGCTTGGAACGAGAAGAATTTCCTATTGATGTTCTTTTAACCACTTTATCAAAAATTGATTTTTGAACTAAAGTTTGTTTTGCCATTATTTCATATTTGATAATGGATTTTCTAAAGCAAGTTTAATTTTTTTATCAATTTTTTCTTCTAATGATTTCATTTCATCTTTTAAGTCATTAACAGTTTCTTTTAAATCTTTAGAATTTTCTCTGCCATCCTCTTTGACTTGTTGCTCTACATCATTAACAATTTTTTCAATTCGTCTTACATCTTGTCTAAGATCATTTTTTAACTCGTTAGCAACATCAGAAACTAATTGTACTTCCTGAATTATCATACTCATTTCTTGAGTTATCATTTCAGTTTCTTGTTGAACTAATTCTAATCTTTTATCAAAACCACTTAAATCTGGAGCTGAATAATGCTCTATCTTGTCTTTCATATCAAGATAATCTTTATAAAACTCAAAACCAGCCCATAAACCACCACCAAGAGTAGTTAAAGCAGTAATAATAACAAATATTTTGCCACCTTTAAACTTTATTCCAGCAAATTCCATTTCTGCCATAGCTACTCCGAATCCGTCTGCCATTGTTGCATTATCATATCGTTCATTAATCCATCACTTCCCACAAATAAAAAATAACTCGCTATATTATTATCAGATATAACTGTATCTGGTAAAGTAACATCTGAAAAAAAATCAACCCTATCATTTAATGCTTGTTGAGTATCAAAAAAGGTTTTAGTGTTGCCTAATACTTGCATAACAACCAATGTTTTAGTTTGGCTTACATCATCA